AGTACTAGACTCTCCAGCAATAGCAGTAATCTTATTGCCAGATACACCGCCAAATAGGCTACCTGAAACCAGTGCATTAAAAATGTACGAACCTGTGTCCACATAAGTTTCGGTCTCATCAATGTCCGCTGCGAGTTTGGTATAGTCATCACCAATCTCTTTTACAATATCCTTAAGAAAGTCCATCTTTATTCTCCTTATTCAAATAATTCATTTTGTAAGACCAAAGTTTGTTATAGATTGATGGGTATGAACGTTTTAAAGATTTCATAATCTTTTCAAATTCACCCATCGTTATAGGCAATTTCATCATGCGACCATCCCATATTGCTCCCTTAGAATTTTTTTATGAGGTCCATTGGGATTTTCTTCACGAATTTCCTTTACAAGTTTTAGTTTCTGATAAAGAGCGGTGTCTCCACCAAGGGTTAATGCCTTGACGATGGTGTCAAGTTCTTTGTCGTTAATAGGAAGATCCATTAAAAGAAAAACGATTCTAGGTTTACAGTTTTTTCCACTTTCCATCCAATGGAATCTAGGATAGATTTGAGTGGTTCTACAAAACTTTTCTCAAATTGTAGGTCATAGTCGATATACTTGTCAAGACCCAACTCTTTTGGAAAATCTTGGATAAAAGAGATAATATTCTCTTGAATGATATTTGGTTTTTTCAAATAGATAAACTTAATTTTCTCACCATTATTAATAAGTGAATATTTATTATTGAGTTTTTTCTCCCTGATATAATGATTGAAAAGAAGAGCACCACGACAATGGATTGGGGTTCCCTTTATATAAATGTCTGACGATGATTGATATTTACGAATATTAGATGCTGTCCGTGGAAAAGCAATTTCTTCTGGTGGCAAAGTTCTAAACTTTTTACGACATTCGTCAATGAATTCAATAACTTCATCTTCAGTGCCATTCATCATCAGTTTGAGACCATCTTTAATCATTTGACGGCATGGTGCAGGTGTTGAAGATTTGACTGCTTCAATACCCATCATCTTCAATTTTGGTTCAGAATACTGAACTCCTTCACTGTTCCATACATTAAGAATATATCGCTTCTTCGCAGTCCAAATACCACGTTCAGCAATATTCTCACGCTTCATTTGCATCTTCTGCTCATACGCTGAAACGTAATCCGCAAGGTCCTGATAGCTGGATTCGATGAACGGTTCAAACTGCTCTCGACAGACCTTATCCAAGATCTCCACAATTTTGCCCGTGTCGTCAGACTTATTACTAAAAAATTTAGTAACAAGAGGTCCAAGATTAAGATAGATTGAATCAGTGTCAGATGCGATGACATAATCGACATCCTCTGTTTGCAAAATCTTATTTAGTTTTTGGTTCATTTTGTTCTCAATCCAACGGATAGAGACTTGCCCAGAGAGTGTAATCGCTTCTGCATTTGCGAGTTTGTAATATCGAAAATACTGATTACCGATGGCACCATAAGCAGAGTTTAATTGAATCTTACGTGCCATCTGAATATTGTTGCACCTTGCAATCTCTTTCTCAAGAGTCTTCGTAGGAGTCTTCTCATATTCTTGTTTAGCAGCAAGCATCTTCTTTTTATAGATGGTGCGATCCTTATAGATCTTTTCCATCAATTCTGGCAGCATACCTTTTACTCTACGATAGAGTGCTCCGTTTGCTGTTATAGTAAGATTAGTTTTTCTCAAAGGTTCTAAATCTAGTTCTTGATTAAGAATCTTATCAACATTCACTTGACTAGAAAGTTCTCTTACTTTCTTAAGTGCTTCCAATTCTTCTTTAATTTCTTGGGGAGACATTTGACGAACATCTTTCCACATATTATTGCTCCATAATTTTAGTATGTTTCTTGCGGTTTTCATTTGCGGTCAATATTTGTAAATTATTTTCGTGATGCTTTCCACCTTTAGAAATTGGAATAATGTGATCTACTTCGTGAGGAATACCTGTTTCTTCTGTTAGTCTAACTGCCTTTTTATAAAATTCATTTATTTTTTCTGGATTTGCAGTTTCATCAAAAGCATATCTAATTCTACTTCTCCTCAATGATGCGTGATAATTTCTTAATGCTCTTTTATGTTCTTCTCCCAAATATCTAAATTTAGAAGAACAAGAATGAGAACAAAATTGAAGTTTCCACTTTTCATTTATTGCTCTAAATCTACTAACCATAAATTCGGTTCCACAATTTTCACAATAAAGAGATTCTTTTCTTTCTTTGTTTTTATTTTCTAAATGTTTAGGTTTTTGTAAGTTGAACTTTTTTATTTTTTGTTTTATGAGTGGATCAGAACATCCAAAAAATTCAGCACATTCTTTACGACTTTTGTTTTCAATAATATAAAGTTGATGTAGTTGTTCTTGTGTTATGTTAAATTTTGATTGCATTTACTTTATTGTATCCACACATTATTATTTATATAGTGTGGATATTCTACATCATTTTCTCCAATTCCGCAATACGATTATTAAGAACATCCATACTTACAAGAGTTTCAGGGCTTATGCTGTATTGCATAATTAAATGTGGATAAAGTGAATTTAAATCAAAACTAACAACATAATTATACATTCCAGGAATCGGTTCCTTGACGTATGCTCCTGCATATTTTGAGTCCTTATCTGAACGGATGTTTGGAGGAATAACTATATTTCTCTTCTTCAGATAATTGTATATGATCGTATCCCACATACGAACCTGTGAGAATACATCACCAAAGTTAACCTTAGCGTCAAACGCCATAGTTAGGGCAAGTTCAATTAGTTTCATCTTGTCTTCCAAACGGTCAACAAGTTCCACGTCCTTGATGTTATATTCTACAAATTTTTGCCACCCCTTAGTATAAAAATCTTTAAAAGTATCAAACTCAGAGTGGTCTAATTTCTTCTGCCCCAACTCCACACTTGCAATATAATCCAGTCGATAGGATTCTTGCGCTTTATAAGTAAACTTCTTATAAAGATTTAGGTAATCAAGTTGTGTGATGCCTCCAACATCATAAGAAATGTGACGACGACCAGCAATATAAGTTTCCTTTTCGGTCACCAACCCCCAAGGAGATACTCGTTTCTTTAATTTTTCACCAAGAACCCTATCAATCCTGCGAACAAGATATGGAATATCATAGAGTTCACTGTTCCATCCAGTAACAACTTCTGGAGCATTATCTTCTATTTGCCACCAGTTGATAAAATCCATCAATAAATCATACTCAGTATTGAAACCCCTGTAAATAACATTCTGCTGTTTGTTATTAAAAGGTCCCTTACCCCAAGTGCGAATTTGCTTGGTTGCATAGTCTTGAATAGTGATTAGCAGAACCTCCTCTGCAGCAGATTCTACATCAGGGAATCCATTTTCAGACGCAACCTCAATATCAATAGTAGATAATTTAATCTTGTTGATATCAAATTTTATTTCATCTTCTTTGTATGTTTCCGAAATATATTGATAGATATATCTCTCGTTTCCATAGATTTTAAAGTTCTCTACTCCCTCATACTTTTTGATAAACTCTCTACACTCACGAACACATCCAGGTTTCACCGCTTCAACATATTCACCCTCCAAAGTTTTGTATTTTGTTTTTTTATTAGAAGGCACAAAAAGGGTCGGGTCAAATTGATCACGAATCATGAAATGTCTACCATTTTCATAACCCCTGACCAAAAAATGATCACCGACCATTTGGACGTTTGTGTAGAATCTCATTCTGCAGTTAGTTTCAAATACTTTTCAATAATTTCTTGAGTTGGTTCAGCGATAGTAAGAATATCACTAGACCTCATCATAATTTCATTTTGAACTGTTCCATTTGGCCATGGAACTAAAGACTCTGCACCAGAATCAAAATCAATAATCAGGCGATAAGGATTAATTAACTTACAGTCTGGATCTCCAATCTCAGAGTCAACTTCGACAACCTCACTGATAAGAACATTGTCAATATCAACGAGAAGACACTTAATACTACTCATCTCCAGATTCCTCAACTACTTCTACAGCATTCTCAGGAAATACACGATTTACGTACATATCAACAACAGAATCAAGAGGAGTAATTACTGACCACACAAGATTTGGTGTGATAGGAATTTTAGATTCTTTGGAAAGAATCTGCCAAGGAGACATTGTGATGTTCAATGAAAGTCCATCAGTATCTTCAACTAAAGAATCATCATATGTGACAACATGTGGTTGTTCTAACAGATATCCAACAACTCGCTTAGAATTTTCAGATTCCAGAACTTCTTGTGCTCTAGAAATAACTCTCTCTCCCGTGGAGAGAAGAAATAATTTAATCGTTCCCATTTTAAATAAATTCTCCTTTTAATTATTATAGCAATAGAAAAGGGAGGTGTCAATGGTTTTTGCCATTACCTCCCTCGTCTGCGCCGACGATATTCAGTTTTATTTATCAGGAAGTATCAGGGTAGAACGGCGGCGAGCGTTCCCCCAAAGAAAAGAGTCATTGCTGTTCCCAGTGTTAAGGTGGCGGTGGTAAAGTTCATCGTCCCTCCATAGGTCTAAATTATATAGTCATTATGTATCATAATGATACAAAAGTCTGTCGCAACCGCTACTGATTTCTACTCAATTGTATTGGTTTAAAGATAGTTCTTACGTGCGTGATGTTCTGGGACTATTTTTCCAAGGATGATTCTGAGGAGTCCGTCTTCGAATGATACGTCTCTGACTTCGGTGTCGTCGGATAAAGTCCACGCTCGTTGAAAACTTCTTTGAGCCAGTCCCTTGTGGATAAACGTCTTCTCAGATTCGGTGTCCTCCCGTTGCCCCTCGACAAAAAGTTTTCCATACTCCGTGAAGACATTGACCTCTCCTTTCTTAAATCCTGCTAATGCAATCTCTAAATGGGATTCCACATTATTTATTTGTATGAGATTATAAGGTGGATAATTCTTTGTAGTTTCGTGAAGATTAAACAGACGATCAAAATATTCGTCCATTCCAATACTGTTTCTTGTAATCCTATCCATCAGGGCAGGAAGATCCGCAGCAGTATACCTTGCGAGGTTGTTCATTATGGTAGCTCCTTATAAAAGCGAGTTTGTTTGTGTGGACCCTTACGGCATCCACTACTAATTATACAAGAAAGCACAAAAAAGGGGGTGTGGACCCCCGTATCTTTTTATTCGGTTATCAGTCCTCAAAATCCTCATCATTAGGAATTCCATGGATAGTGTCTTCCTTCCACTTCTTCCACTGAGAATTATCCTTCTCCATACCAATGGATGGATAGTTAATCATCTTATGCTTAACCAAAAGGTTATAATTCTCGATGATGTTTTGAAGAATTAAAACATCCATTTGGGGACCAGCAGTTTTTGAAATGTAATCAGCAACTGGAACATTAGGAAGAAGCTCATTCAGATAATATAGGAATCCTTCACGCTTCCTGCCATCTCCCACATACTTATCAAGGAAATGATAGGTTGCAGTAAGACCAAGGATCATACCACCATTAAGGGGTTGCGTCCAAGTATTGTCATCGTTTTTGTTATGGGATTTATATGCCTCTACAGCGGTGCCGACCAGAGTGTTGCCATACTTACCGATGGCAACTTTCAGTTTGTCATAACCATAGACAGAGTTAGTGCCATCATCATCAGCACCAATACCCTCAACATGAACTCCAAGACTTTGGAAACTCTCTTCAATATCGAGAGCATACTGTGCGCCTTGAGCAATATCAGAACGCAACTTTGCAACTGCACTTACAGTGTTCCTCAAGGAGTTGAAACGCTTGAAGTATGCCGCTTCTGCTTTCTCACACTGAGCGATGGTGAAGTCGGCGGGGTGGTATTGAATCTGGCAAGGCAGTTCAAAGTTCTCTGGATCCTCAACATAGGTTGCTGCGAGGACTGTAGTGTGTTGTCCATCGACAACCATCTTATCACCGTTTGGACGTTGGAAGACCGAGAGAGGTTTAACAAGAAGGGGATCAAATTCCTTCGCTTTCTTAATAAACCCAAGGTTGATCAACCTCTGGTACTTGGGATCAACTTTAAGGTCATTGATGGGAACGTATACAACTTCCAAGAACTGTTTACGTTCAACTTTCTTTCTTACTCCTGAAATACCCTGTGCGATAAATCCAGCAACAAGGGACAGGACATTCATAACCGCTTGAAGCGGCTTAGTCAGTTTAGCCATGAGATTTCTCCGTAGTGTTTTAGAGTTCCTAGCGGTGTTGCACGCCTTACGGAACTTTCAATATTATATAGCATAAAAAAGAGGGCGTCAAGCCCCCAGTTTCATTCGGTTTCTTCTACACGTTTTTTCTTGGAACCAATGTTGTATTTGGTTTCCAGAATCCAGTCTTGCTTGTCTTTGTAAGCAAGGACTTTGATTTGGTTCAGGGGAGCAATGTCCTGAATCTTAGTGATATCCACAATGCCAATAAGACCCCAGTCGGCAAGCAACTGAGCGATGCGATTACGTCGTTGGACATCATTTACCGTCAGGTTTGCGTGTTTACCATCAAGGGCAAACAGTTCCTTAAAGTGAACCAGATAGTATCTGCCTTGCTTATGAAGAATATGGCAAGACTGATAGATTTTCTTTTCTTTTCTTGAAGCGACTCCGATACGGGTCAGAGTTTCACGCACTTTCAAAAAGTCATCGGGTTCGTTAAGAACCACTTCAACCATTTGTTCAGGCGACCACTTCACTTCGGGTTCTTGAACCACACTCATTTTGTTCCTCCAGTTTCAAATTTTGATTTAATAAAATTAAGTTGTTCTTCTGTAAGAATCCTCAAAGCTTGTTTTGCCTTTTCATTACTATAACCATAATAACGTTTGACATAATCAAGGTCTTTGATTTTATCTTGACGGAGCCAGGGAGAAAATCTCTTCTTTTTCCTCAGACTATTTAGAAGAAAATCATATTGCAACTTTTTAGGGAGAAAATGATACTGGTTTAACTCATTAGCAAACATTACAGCATCAAGGTGTCCAGAGAAACAACGGTTGATGATATAGGCAGGATATTCCTTCTCAAGTGAAGGGTCTTCGTCAATCAGATTCTGTTTCGTCTGATTGATCGAGTTTAACCAGTCCTTCAATTCCATTGAAACTCCCTCATATAATGCTCAATGCTCATGCCAAATTTCTTTGCCTGAAGTTGATAATACTTTGTACAGATATCAACTTCTTCTTGGGTCCACCCTTTAGGATGTCTCCATACGGCAAGGTCTATAGTCTTTTTACCAACTTTTTGCTTACTGAACTGAATCAACTTTGGTCCCATAATTATAATTAAATAACAACAATTCTTTGCGATGCTTTTGCTCTCGCATATATTCGCCAACAGACCTCATTGTATAAGTAAGGTCAAACTCAGAAGCTTTCCATTTAGAGTCTGTAAACCTATCTCTAACAAGTTGAGCAGAATTATAACTAATCAACTGATCAAGACTACAAGCAGAGCAGTCAGCAGCAAACCTATCGTGATCAAATCCTTTGTGCATTGACCCTTTACGCCCATAGAGGTTATCCTTAATGTCATAAGGAGGATCAAGATATACAAAAGCATTACCTTCAGCACCAAGTAGGTAATCATAGGAGTAATTAGTTATACGCCAATTCTTGATTATTTCAGAATAACCTGGCAGTTTGTCAATTCCCCTGATTGAGAAATTATTGTCGCTTGCTTGGGCGGAGAAGGAGGAGGACTCAGTAAGACCTGAGAAAGAACACTTATTAACCACATAGAAGGAAACAGCACGATGGAAATTTTCACTGTCTTCCAGAGGTCGAGCAAGATACTTCTTGGCGTCAAGGAATAGGTTTTTGGCGCTGGTTGGTTCGACATGACGATATTTTAGTTGCAGCAATTCATCTCTCATCTCACGACCAAACATCTGGAGTTGCTGCCAGAAGTTGACCAGAGGTTCATACAAGTCATTAACCCAGATTTTTGTGTCTGGATACTTCTTGGTAATATGAATAGCAACACTACCACCACCAAGAAAAGGTTCGCGGAACTCATCATACTCCCTCATATCAGGGAAGTATTGGTCCATCTTGGCGACTGCTCTACTTTTTCCGCCAGGGTAACGCAAGGCAGTTTTATAACTTTTCAGACTGCTCATAATCTTTAGGGTGATACTTCAAGTATTCAAGGAAGGTCATTTTCATTTCCTTCTTCGTCATGCCACAATGTTTTGCAGCAGCAGGTAGAGTCATTTTAGCACGAAACAATGCTTCATTTGCTTCTGCAACATTCTCAGGAGTAGTTTTCACTCGTGGCTCTACAAGTTTAGTTTTATCGATATTCAGTAGTCCCATCAAGCACCTCTACAAAACTATTAGTAAGTCTATTTACACTTTCAGCCATAACACGATATCCAGCACCAACATAAAGTTGACCGAATACGACAGCAACTGTGCATATGCCCCAGAAGTAATAATACATTCTGGACTTAACCTGGTGACTTTTGTTTTTCATGATCAAACAATCAATTTTTTACTTGGAGATTTGATTACTGAGAACATATCATTGTAATTGTCTACAATTTGTTCTTGTGTATCAGCAATGTAAACAACATACTTTTTAGTGACCTCCAGTTTCTCATTCTTACCTTTAAGAAGAGGAGACCAGGGAGCGAATCCCATTTGACCATTACCAGCAGGAATAGCAACAATAGGATTACAAATGACAACAGAGTCATCTTTTTCTTCAATCAGGTCTGCAATCACATCTTCACCAGACCACATACGAATCAGTTTTACATTCATCGGAAATTACACTCCACCATAAGTTCGGTCAAACAAGCAAGCATATTGATTTCTTGATCTGCTACAAATGCCGCCTGATACTGATACTTAGCAAGCACAAGCACAGCAGCAGGAACGCTATTGTTTTCAAGGGATGTATAACAAGCATCGTAAATACGACGCATAAGTACAGTAGTATCATTGTCCATATTAGATACCACCCACTTCCGAACTTCAGGGAAGTTCTTTTCCTTAAGGTTTTTAACAAGTTCATTTACGGCAACATCGGAGAAAGTAGCAAGAATACCAGCATCAATCTTTCCACTCACAGAGTAACGCTGACACTCGTTGAGGACTCGCCGCCAATCGGGAACGTGCTTATTAATCAGTTCTACCAGGACCTTGTTATCATATTCAACACCTTCTGCAACCAAGATTTCTTGGAGTCGCTTGAAGAATTGTGCTGCAATCTGCTGCTTCTCCTTTCCTTTGATGGAGAAGTCGATGACGGCGCATCGACTGTGGAGGGGTTCAAGGATTTTGTTTTTGTAATTGCAGGTAAAGATGAATCTGCAGTTGCCAGCAAACTCCTCAATAAACGCCCGTAGGAGGAGTTGTACGTCGTTGGATGTGTTATCTGCCTCATCAATGATGATGACTTTGTGTTTAGCATCCGCTGTAAGTGAGACGGTCGAAGCGAAGTTTTTCGCATTGTTTCGGACAGTATCCAAGAATCGACCTTCGTCGGATCCATTGATGACATAAACATCTGCTCCAAGTTCATTACAGAGAGCCTTGGCAACTGTGGTCTTGCCAATACCTGGCGGACCAGCAAGAAGCATATTAGGAATCTCGCCCTTATTTAGAAACTCTTGAAAGGTTTTTTTAGTTGCTTCTGGGAGGATACATTCTTCAATTGTCTTAGGGCGGTATCGTTCCACCCAAATAAAGTTACTCATTATCTAAAACCTCAATGTGAGATAAAAACTGCGGAGGAGTATTCCACCACATTACCTGGGTTTCTTCCCAGTTGTCAAAAATTACAAATTTACCATGAGTATCCACCACCTTATATCGGTGGCGAATGTATGGTTCTTTGGATGTCTCAGTAAAATACCGAGAGTCCGTTTTATCAATCAGTTTCATAATCAAACCCAATCAGGTTTTTTCAATATAGAGGTAGGAACAATTTCCAACCATTCATTCCCATCAAAAATATACAACTTGTGTGTTTCCCTGTCAAGGAAAACATCACCTTTCTGGTAGTTCATACCCATTTTGGTTTACGTTGGGGCATACGAAGATAGTTATCTTTCACCCAAGGTTTGGATGCAATATACATCTTGTATGCGTCAAAAGTAGAAATACTAGTATCAAACTTGTATTCCTCAGGCATTGCACGTGCGAAAGGAGTTACTTCATCAAGTCTACCTTTGGGAAAAAGGTAGTAAGCATGAGTTAGTGTCCCTTCACAGGAATGCTGTTTATTATAGCGTAGAGTATACTCTTGACACAAGTTCAATCCCCACTTGATGAGCCAATAGGCATTATCCACCGTCTCTGCCGCCCATTTGGTACATGGGTGGTTACGGAAGGCACCTTTTTCTGTCTTGTAGGCAGTGCCGTCTTGCTTGGGAAGAGTCCCATAATCATGATACCAGGGAGAAGCAATAATGCTAAGCATCTGGCAGCACTCAAGCGGCATCTTGACAATGTGTTTGTCAGGAAGGCAGATAGCACTTTCAGCAGGAAATGGATTTGTGACAAAAATGTTCATTCCAAAGGTCTAATAAACTGATTAGAAACAATATCACGGGCATCAAGTGCCTCATACATGTAAGTTGCAGCAGACCTTGGATTTGTATGGTCGCCACAGGTAAATACATCACAAACTGCCATACCATTTTCTGGCCAAGTGTGAATGCTGATATGCGACTCAGCAAGCAAGGCAACAGCAGTTACTCCTTGAGGATCAAACTTGTGGGACTGAACCCCAAGAAGTGTGCTTTCTGCAAGAGTGGCAGCATTAACAAGAACATTGCGAATGTGTGCCTCATCATCTAAAAGTCCAAAAGGACAACCCTTAAGGGTAAAGAGAATGTGTCTCATCAACCAAAAGTGGAATCAGGTTCCAGTGCGATGTAATAAGTAAGATTATACTTTGTGTTGGTAAACTTGGAAAGAAGTTTTGATGAAACTACAACATCATAGGCACCAGGAATAATCTTGATGTTTTCTACCTTGAAGTTGAAAGTAAACTCTTGGTCAGTCTCACCAACAACAATAGCATACTCGTTAGAAGTATCATTCTTCTTATCACGAACCACAAGTTTGATGACACCTGCTTCACCAACGGCAGACAAGTCGGGTAGTTGATAGACTGCTGCTGCCTTCACCAGTTTCTCCAGAGAAGTGCTGTCCAGCTGGAAGCAAACATCTTGAGAGGGAAGATTAATTTCTTTCTCAGGAGGAGCGATAATGACATTGGGGTCAGCGAAGAAATACTTCACACGACGCTTACCTTCACGGATGCTGAGATAGGACTCTTCTTTAAAATCAAGGTCAGGGTCAGCATGAAGACTCAGACCATTCAGAAACTGGTTGAGATCATAAATGGCAAAGTCGCGGGGAAACTCTTCCTTAATATCTGCTTCTGCCAGAATGTTCTTAGCGACAGAGATGGTACGGAGTTTAGTGCCTTCCTTCACAAGAATAGAGTTATTGATACCCGCAAAGTTCTTCAGAATAGTCAGGGTATTGTCAGAGAGTTTCATAGTCTTTTCTTGGATTTTCATTGGTTGTAGGTTTCACGGACGGCGTTCTTGTCGTTGAAGTTCATGAGAAGAACAGCATAGTGCAGAATCTTCATAATATCACGGCGGGCAGTGCCTTTCTTATCATAACGAGAGGCATACTTAAGAATATTACTACGACAGAATGCCTCACCATCACCACACGCTTCAATCAAATCGAGTGTTTGAATCTTATCATCACCAGCAGAGTAGTGTTGATTGTAAGTACCACGGATGTATTCAAGAAGTTCTTTTACGATTGCTTCTTCATTGTACTTCCAGGGAGTTGCTGGAGAGTTAGGAATAATATCTTTCATATTGTTATTAATTAAAAATTCATAATCACTATGCCCCCAAGGACGCATACCGTCATCAAGTTCAGTATAGTCTGGGAAAGAAATGTGATCCTCTCCCATTCCTCCACGGACATGGGAACCAGTAAATTGATTAAAATAGGAATGCTCATCCATGTTTAGTTCATCATAAAGTAAAGACCAGGAATTAACCATAGCAGAAAAGGAAATCATTTACAAGTGATTCTGCTTTTTCTTTTCCAAACTTACTGGAAATATATCCACTTACAGGATCTAGACGTTTCATATATTTGTCAAAATCCCCGTAAGTAGATTGAGCAGAAGACCCACTAGGTTTCTTTGATTCTAGCATTTCTTTGTACACTTGTAAATAGACACGGAAGTCATCAAGATAATCATTAACCTGATCCATTGTGCATTTACGAACAAATACATTTTCAGAGAAATGATTACCAGGTTCAAAGAATCTAAATGTCCCTTCCGCCTTTGGTAGATCTGGATGAGAGAACAAATAGTTTTCTACTGGGTGTTGAAAGTCAAATACAATAATGACTTTCTTATCAAAGAAACCCATCAAGTCCATTCCAAAGCAAGGAAGATTACTGCCAGTTCTTGGATAGATGATATTGTTGTAAATGCAGGATTTTTCATCCCATATCTCAACTTCTCTGGATTTGAGAATGTGTTTGTTTACGTAGATTTTGGCAGATAGATTGGAGACGTTACTAGATGAAAACTGTAACGATCTCCAATCTGCCCACTCGCAATCCAGTTCTAAATCAGGAAAGGTTTCCCAGATTGCTGTCTTGTACTCCCTCCACAGGGAGTTGGAAGTCGGCGTCAACTTTGTCATAGAGTTCAAGGAATGCTTGTTTGGTTTCATCATCAAATCGGTTTACACAGACTTGAATTGCTTTTGCTTTATCGTCAAAGATAGAATATGCACGAATGATGTGAACAAGGCGACGAGTAGAGATAATCTCCTCAATACCACCATCATAGAAGGTCTTGCGGATGATGTCTGCCCAGTCAGTCAGACGCTTACAGAAGTCAGAATCACTAACACCCAGAGAAGAAGCAATACCCTCAAGGATCTTCTGCTCAGTCTTAGGAGTCGGATACTCCTGCTCAAAGGTCACAGGGAAACGCTCAAGGAATGCCTCATTAAGCACATTGGTGCCGATGAAGCGACCATCATCACTGCCCTTGCCCTTGGTATTAGCAGTAGCGATGACATTGAAACCAGCAGCAGGTTTGACCCAGCGACCAATCTTTTTCAGAAACACGCCCTTACCTTCAAGGATGGATTGGAGACAGAGGATTTTGTTAGAAGCAAGGTCAATTTCATCGAGTAGCAGGACTGCTCCTCGTTCGAGTGCTTCAATGACAGGTCCATTATGCCAAGCAGTGTTGCCATCCACAAGGCGAAAACCGCCAATAAGATCGTCTTCATCAGTCTCAATAGTAATGTTTACACGAATCAACTCACGCTTCAGTTGAGCACACGCTTGCTCCACAGAGAAAGTTTTACCGTTGCCAGAGAGTCCCGTAATGAAAGTAGGGTAGAAAAGACGGGATTCAATAATCTTGCGAATATCACTAAAGTTACCAAACTTGACGAAGGTATCATCTTTTTCAGGGACAAGATTTTGTTCAACAGTAGAAATGGCAGCGGGTGCTTTTACAGTTTCTTCAAGTTGTTCACGTACCTCTTGGATTGTCAGGTTCCACTTACCACGACCAGTTTTATATTGGTCCAACTTTTTAGTTACGGTCTGATAGTTTGCACCATTCATTGCACACCAGGCACGAATATCAGCACCAGTCACAGATTCTCCATACACTGCTTGAAGAGAAGTGCGGATGTAGTCAGAGGAGATGGTCATGATGTTGGTTTTGCTTTTCAACTGAAGTTATTATACAAGAAAAGGGGGGGTCAAAACCCCCCAGTGTGCCAGTTCAAGAATTGGACAGATGCTCACCCAATTCTTCCAACAGTCTAACTTTACTATGTCTTCTATCTAATTCAATACCATGCTCCCTACCATAGGATTCCAATTGTCTCTTGGACATATTTTCTAAGTTAACTTCTTCCTCTACAGGTTCTTCGTGAACCTCTTCTACTACAGGTTCTTCGTGATCCTCTTCTACTACAGGTTCTTCGTGATCCTCTTCTACTACAGGTTCTGGAGCGGGTGCTGGAGCAGGTGCTGCTTTTTTGCCTCCGAATAAATTTCCGAATCTAGACATCTTTTAGTACCTATACTATAGAAATATTTATTAGGCAACAAGTTCTACAAACTCACCAAGAATCTTCTTATTCATCTTCTTAGACTTGAGACTTTTGGCAAAAGCACTTTTTATTTGAGTCTTAGTGGCATCCTCAGCAACCTCAAAGTCAGTGTCCTGAGCAAGGGCATTGGCAGAAAGACCGAAGTAAGAATGATACCCAGACTTCTTGATGGTAAATGCCTTTTCCTTCCTCCAAGTACTCATGGTCTTATCGTGCTCAAGACCAAAGTATCCACAATAACGGCGAATAAAGCTACCAGCATCGCGGGACTCAAGCACTCGGATACCAATGAAGTTGATATCTTTGAACTTGTCGCGGAGGTTGCGAAGCAAGATATCCGTAAACTCATACCACTCACAGTCAAGAGAGTAAGTCATACCAGTCTTACGGTCGCGCAGATAGGAGTTGCCGTAGATATTGGAAGTACCAATATAAGGTTCATCATCAAAACGACGGTGGACTTCACGATGATACTTACACATTGCTGCCTCACCATCAGTCAAAACCACACACTGAACCTTCTGCAGTTTATTCTCCTTCTGGAACTTGGGAAGAATCTGATGGAGAGCAATCAAAGTCTCATTCAATGGAGTTCCAGAGAGACTCATACCATAAGGAACAGGATAGCGAACATAACAGTTATAACGGAAAGAAGAAGCAAGACGGAATAGGTTTTTCATCTGTTCTTCCAGAGTTTTACCGTTAGTCTTGCTAGTAAGCATATTCATCAGAGAGAACCACTCACCAACCTGAACCAAACCATCCTTCTTAGTATAAGCAAGTTCACGAATGGCTGCCTTACCATCTTCACTGTAAGAAACCAAAGGATAGTCGCTGGTGAAGGCATAAACCTCAAACGGGATAGCAACTTTCTTACAGAACCACACAAGGTTAAAGAGTTGCTTGACCGTATCCAGCATCACATCACCCATAGAACCAGACCAGTCAAGGATAAACACCAGACCGTGATTCTTACCATCGGCAAGAGTGGTGACTTTCTTGAAGAGGTCTTCATTGTATTTGTAGGTGTGAAGTTTAGTGCAGTCCAATACACCAGTGCGGGCAGTGGTGGCACGGGCATATGAGTCTGCTGCCTTGCGACACTCAAACTCTTTCACCAGATAGTTGACTTCCTTCTGCGCTGAACGCTTGAACTCTACAAACTTCCTATCAATATCACCAAAGATTTCATCATAAGAATATTCCTGTTCTTCGGACCAGGAATCCCAATACTCCTTACACTTACTATGAATTTCAGAGTTGGGGACAATAATTTTATTCAGGTCAAGTTGAGGCAATTCAAGATATACATTTTCAATACCATTGTGGTCAACCAGGTCCTTAAGTGCCTCCTCAAGTGACTCCATAGTTTTCACTTCGGGTTCTTCATTGGTTTCACCACCAGAAGAAGTAGGTTGCTGCTCACCTTCAGCAGTTCCACCGTAAGAGTCTGTTTCACCAGGTTGCTCTTGTTCACCCTCATTCTCACCTTCAGGTTGATCGGAGAAGTCAGAAGCACCTTGATTAGAACCAGAAGACTGAGACTCCAAATCATCCATCGGAGTCTTGGTTTCTTCTTGCTGTTTTTTCTTACAGAACTTATAAAGAAATTCTGCGGCAATCAGAACATCAGAGAAAGTCTCACACTCACCGATCATACGAACGATGGGCATCTCATCAAAATCATTAAAAGGAACATCCACAAAGTTCCCAATCTTGTAATAGAGGTTGACCTTATCGGCAAGATTATAGGTAGCAATATCTTCATCTTCTAGTTGGAAGAAATCTTGCTCGGCAAGCTCCTCATATCCTTTGTAGAAAGTCTTGGCGAGACCAGCATAACGACGCTTCATCAGTTTCTCAATGCGAGCATCCTCAACCACATTCACAAACTGCGGTGGAATCTTGTGCTCCTTTAACCAGTCCTCATCAGGTGTATAGAGTGCATGACCGACTTCATGACCCACCAGGAGATCATAAACGGTGCTGCTTGCCTTTTCCCACATCGGCAGAGTCAGCACACGAGTATGAACGTTAAAGCAAGCGGTTTCAACCTTCTTGTGCTCAACCACCAGGTCCTCAGTGGCAAGCAGTTTAGCGAGTTGGGACTTGATTTCGTGGCGAACGGTCATAGGTCTGTTGCGTATGAACCTATTATACAAAAGAACCTCGCTTTTTAGGCGAGGTCATGTGCCGCTTCTTAAAGTGGCTCAGTCGTGCTTTTGCTTGTCGGAGTGCCTGCGGTTTCAGTTTCCGCTTCTGCTCCTTCTTGGAATGGTGCTGCCAGTTTGGAGTGTTCATTGTTCTTAGGTCTATGAAGACACTTTACGGGAAAAACCTTTTACTTTTTCAAACCTCGTGACACTTTCAAATTTGTCATGCATATCCTGTTTGTGAGAGATGACAAAGATATTAGCATCCTTAATGACATAACGGATAATTTTTAGGAACTCATCGGTACCGAAACCATCAAGGGAGGAATCAAATACCTCATCCATAATCAGCAGATTTGTATTGGCAGAATTTTTGACTCTCGCTACCTCACGCCAGGTGAAGAGTAGGGATAAGTCGATTCTCATTTTCTCACCCTCACTAAAAGAAGAATATGAAAAATCTTCGTGAATGGGTGATTTGACTGTTTCGTTAAACTCTTCATCAAGATGGAAATTAATATAAAAGTCCATCATCTGAAGATAACGATTAACCTGCTGATTTATGAACGGAAGATACTTCTTAATGATCTTCGTCTTTACACCATCATCCTTAAGTAAGGAATAGGCAAAATCGTGATAAACGATTTCTTGTTTTCTGTCTGAAAGGTCTTCGATTGTTTTTTGGAGATTTTCTCTAAATTCTTCTAGCTTCTCATGTTCAGAATTTCGGTTTGCAAGGTTCTCGGTAAGAGTTTGAATTTCATGCTCAAGATCTCTGATTTGTCTCTGGTTGAGGCTAATCCGAGTATTGTTTTGAGAAATGCCATGCGTTAAGTTTGTGATCTCCTGGGAAAGTGCGGTGAATTGACGCTCTCTCTCTTGTTCGAACTTGATAGTGTTTTCGAGTTCTTCGTAACCTTCCTTTAGTTCCTTTGCCTTATTTTGAGCGTCTGTAATTCTATTTAACCGAAACTCTTCCTCAATACTTTGAGTGCAAGTAGGGCATACCGTATTTTCAGTAAAAAACTTATGTTCTTTGGTAATTGTGCTTACTTTCTGAGAGATTTTACCTTTAAGATTGTTAAGCTTTACTAACTTCTTACCAGCATCCGTAAGTTCTTCCTGTTCCTTAGTGAACTTATGAATCTCCTCTTCCGTCCTGGCATTCTCTTCCATATAAACACCAACTTCTTTGTCTAAGTTGGCAATCTTTTCTTTGTTGGTATTAATATTGGCATTACCACGATTCTCAAGTTCTTCGATGAAGTCTTTTTGCATCTTCATCTTATCCTTAAGAGTTTCTTTCTTCAAATCAAGAGACTTAACTTGAGACTTCTTGTCTTTGATATTATCCTTGAGAATATTATTCATCGCGGAGAAGATACGTATATCCAGCAGGTCTTCAATAACCTCACGGCGGTTAGAAGAAGTCAACTGCATGAACGGCACAAAGGTGCTGCTACCCAAGATGACAATCTGGGTGAAAGACTTATAGTTTAGTTTGAGAATATTCTCTTCAAGAATACGTTGCATCGCACGGTCATCTGCTTCACGATGCAATGGAGTACCATTAACTACAATATCAAACACAGAAGGTTTGATACCGCGACGCACAAGATACTGACGGGTATTGATAGTAAACTCGATCTCAACAACACACTCACGCTCATTGGTGGTGTTGATAAGTTGTGGTTTATTAATTTTACGGTATGGTTTATTGAACAGTGCAAAGGTAAGTGCATCCAAAATAGTGGACTTACCAGCACCATTAGTTCCCACAACAAGATTAGTTCTATGTTGGTTTAATTCTACTTCAGTAAATTGGTTTCCAGTAGAAAGGAAATTTTTCCATCTAATCTTTTGAAAGGTAATCATTGATATAAAGAATCATAATGTAAACTATAGTGGAGGTGGAACTACTATATCATCCGATGTCACTACTGCATATTTGTAATTATAATGCTTACACGTTTTTATTGCAAGTTCATCATCAACTTCAACAACATCCATTTCTTGATCTACATCCATTTCAGATAACATCATTGCATATCTGGTTGCATCATCTTCTTCCTCAAATAGAAAAAGTACTTTGTCCCCAACACCATCTTTAACAGCGTAAGCACCTTCCTCTTTTCTATCTTTAACGGCAAGAAGAAACATTACTCAACCTCACACGCTTGCGAATATATTTTTTGCAGAATTCCTTTAACGATAGACTTATCACATTCCATTTCTGCTTCATCAATATATCTATTCAGAATAGAAATTGTATTTTCACTTTCATCAACTTCGAAGTCTTCACCTGCTTGTATCTCAAAGTTTTCAACAATCTTGAGTTCTTGAATACCAGCGGAGTAGAGTTTATCAATGAACTTTTCAAAGTCTTTTGGACTACTCTTCTTCTTGACAATGACTTTGACTATCTTACCTTGATACTCACGAGCATCAAAGAGTTTGTAGTTGTTGTCTTCATAGTAGATGTTGTAGAAGATACGATATGGATTATTAACTGGGGTATGTTCTAGAGTTTCCGTATCGAAGATGTGAAAACCACGAGGGTCATTCACATCGTTCCAAAACATTTCATAGGGGTTACCTAGATAGAAGATTTTTCCGTTATCCGATCGAGTGTGATAGTGTCCCGAGAAGACATGACTGAACTTCTCAAATAGTTCGCAGTCCATACCGTCTTCCATGACGTGCCCACGAT